CGACAGCCCGGCAGAGTCACAAAGGCGAAAGAACCGCCTCTGAGCTTGCAAAGTATCGCTCAAAATACTGTTAAAAGCGCACATGATTTTGATCCGTTAGTGTATTAAATATTGCCAGTGGAAAACGAAAACATCTTGGAACGCTCCCGCCTGATCGGCGGCGCAGAAAGTAACGGGCCGGGAGCCGTGGGGGTCGCTCAACCGGCCCGACCGGCGCGCTGGGTGGGAGGCGCGCGGGTTCAAGATCATGCGGCAGCCTGTTCGATTAAGGCAGCCTGATGCTCAACAATCGACCGGCCAGTGGCTTTTATAACCAGCGCATCAAGTGCGAGTTGAATGCGTATGTTGACGGGCCTGCCAGCACCTTCCGCCCGCTCCCAACGAGAAACGGCGGCTTGATCAACACCGAGACAACCGGCAAGTTGGGCCTGCGTTATCTTCAGGATGTCGCAGCGGATTTTTCGGGCGTGAAACATGGAGCGTATTTATGCGCATGCGCATAGACATGTCAACGCCCTATGCGTTAGCGAGTTTGCGAATATGAGCAGCAACGATTACGCAACCGGTATGACAACACTTGTCGCCAAGAAAATAGTTGGGCTACGCCGTGCCAAGCAGCTCACGCAGGGGCAGTTTGCCAAGCTGTTTGGCGTCAGTCAGGGGTCGGTATCTCGCTGGGAGACAGGTTCTATGCCAGAACCTGAAAACTTGGCGATCCTGGCCAGCTTTGCGGGCGTCTCCATCCAAGAGTTCATTGGCCTACCGCGTGCTGACCAAGCGGTGCCAATGGGGGAGAGCGTGGAAGTGCGTGGTTCTGTTGCAGCAGGCGTGTGGCATGAAGCATGGGAATGGGCCGAGGAAGATCGGTTTACCTTCACTGGCAGCCCAGAAGCAACGCGGGTAAGGTCGCCACATCGCTTTGGATTGCGCGTGGACGGCGAAAGCATGAATCTGCGCTATCCACCTGGCACGTTGCTTGATTGTGTGTCTGTTTATGCCTTGGATAAGGAGCCAGCCAACGGTCAGCGCGTAATTGTGGAGCGCAGGCGCTTGGACGGAATGGTCGAGGCTACGGTAAAAAAACTGGTTATAGGCGAGGACGGCAAAAAGTGGCTTGTAGCTGAAAGCAGCCACCCCGAATATCAAGCACCGATTGATGCATTTAACGGCGATCCGCTGGTTTCTGAGACACGCATTATCGCGGTTGTCGTTGGCTCCTATCGCTTAGAATAGCCGAAACTACCAATGGCAGCGCCATGCGTAGGCGCATATAATTGCGCTTGACGGTATGCGTATGCGCATATACCTATAGTCCCCATAGCCGCTAGACGCGGCGAGGGAGACGACAATGCATTACCTTGCGCATAGAGGCGGCCCGCAGTGGGTCAGCGATGGCGAACCATCCGACCAGGCCATTGACGCCGCGCTGCTAACAGAGATTGCCCGCCGCGTTGGCATGGATTGGTTTGAGGCCGACGCCCAAATCCAAAACCACGCGCCCGACGAAACCGAAGCCGAAGCCGCGACCGATCAGGCGCGGGCCTACACCGACGATCTGCTGGCCCACGCGCTGCTGCGGATGATGGCCGAACGCCGGGCTGAGATGGTGCGGTTTCAGACTGCACGGCTGATGCACATGCTGGCGCGCGATGTGATGGAGCGCGTCAAGTGACCGCGCCCCAAATCGACAATTTTGACGAAGCTGCTTGCGACCGCTGGCATGACGGTTGGTTCTTGGGGTTTCGCGGCAGCGCCTGCCCGGTCGATGCTGACGCGGCTGAAGGCTGGCGCGATGGCGTCGAGGCGCGGAAGGTGCGCCCCGTCCTGATGGAGCGCCCAGAGGGGTATTACCACGGCCCGATTGAAACGGAGGGTCGGCCATGACCGGCACTCGCGCACGCCCGTGGCTGCCAGCCATTAACCAGCACGAACGCGACAGCCGCGCCGCGCTGATCGACCGTCGCCCCGAACCGGGTTTTTGGCCGACACTGGCGGCTGCGATCCACACCTACCCGCGCACCTGGCGGGTGTCGGTCAGCATCACCGCTGGCATCGTGCTGGCGCAGATCGGGGCAATGCTGTGAGCGCGCCAGACCACATCACCGCAATTGCAGAGCAGTGGCTTTCTGTGCCGGAATATCCTGACTACGCCGTGAGCAGCCTTGGCCAAGTGAAGCGTATTAAGGACGGGAAAAAGCGCGGCTACCTGACTGGGCAGTGCTTAAGGCAATCAGTCAACCGCTCTGGTTATTATTCCGTTACTTTGCTCAAAGACGGCAATCCGCGCCAGTTTCGCGTGAACCGCCTTGTTTGCGAAGTTTTCCACGGGCCTCCGCCGACGCCAAAGCATCATGCCGCGCATAACGATGGTACCCGCCACAACAATTGCGCCGACAATTTGCGCTGGGCTGCCGCCCACGAGAACGAAGCCGACAAGCGGGCGCACGGAACTGCCGCAGTGGGCGATAGGCATTGGTCGAAGCTTCACCCCGACCGCCGCGCCAAAGGCGAAGGCCACGGAATGTCAAAGCTCAATGCCGACGCTGTGCGGGCGATCCGCCAGGACGCGCGCTACCAGCGAGTGATTGCCAAAGAGTACGGTGTTACTCAGCGCGTAATTTGGTCGATCAAGACGCGAGTGACGTGGGGTCACGTGCAATGAGTGTCACGTATCACGACGCCTTTGAGCAAGGCAGTGACCAGTGGTTGCAGGCCAGATGCGGGGTGCTAAGTGCCAGCAACATTAAACTAATCATCACGCCGTCGCTCAAGATGGCCAACAACGACAAGGAAAAAAGCCATCTGTTTGAACTGATGGCGCAGCGCATCACGGGCCACGTTGAGCCTCAGTATGTCACGGACTCGATGCTGCGCGGCCACAGCGACGAAATCCTGGCCCGCGCCAAATATGCCGACATGTTCGCGCCCGTCACCGAGTGCGGTTTCATCACGAACAGCCGCCACGGTTTCACGCTGGGCTATTCACCGGATGGGCTGGTTGCAGATCGCGGCCTGATTGAGATCAAGAGCCGCCGCCAGAAATACCAGATTGAGACGCTGACCACGCACTATCTGGCCGGCGACTGCCCGCCTGACTTCCTGCTGCAATGCCACACCGGGATGCTGGTTTCGGAGCGGCAGTGGCTCGACCTGATCAGCTATTCAGGCGGCCTGCCGATGGCGGTGATCCGCGTCTGGCCCGACGAAAAGGTGCAGGCCGCGATCCTTGAAGCTGCTGCCGGCTTTGAGGCGCGTCTGTCTGCCCGCCTGGCTGAATATCACGATTTGCTGGCGACCGATCCGCGCCTGATCCCGACCGAACGCACCGTTGAACTGGAGATGACGATATGAACGCACCCGTCGATATGAGCCGCTTCATTGAGGCCAAGAGCGACCAGATCGGGGCAGATGACCTGATCGGCGGCCCGCGCACTTTTACGGTGCGAGGCGTAACGGCCAACGAAGGCGAACAGCCGGTCAACGTCTGGCTGGAAGGTGAAGAGCGCGTGTTTCGCCCCTGCAAGACCATCCGCCGCGTCATGGTGGCGATGTGGGGCGCAGACGCGAACCAGTATGTTGGCCGCTCAATGACGTTGTTCCGCGATGCAGAAGTGCAATTCGGCGGGATGAAGGTCGGCGGGCTTCGGATCAGTCACATGAGCCACATCGACGGCGCGCGTGATGTGGTCGTGATGAAGAGCAAGGGCAAAAAGGCCGGCATGAAAATCTTGCCGCTGGCGACGAACACCCGCCCGCCCGCGCTGGCTGTCCCGCCTGCCCTGCCTGCCCCAAGTGCCGCCGATCTAGTGGTGGCGCAAACGGTGGAACTGCCGGCCACTGCGCAAGATTGGATCGCGGAAACTATGCGCCAAGTCGCTGCCTGCGAGACGATTACCGACCTGGCTGAACTTCAGACCGGCAAGGCCAAGGGTTTGCGCAAACTTGAAGCGTTCCCCAAGGCCCATGCGGACGTTGTGGCGCTGTTCAATGATCGGCGGGCGGCGATTGAGGGTGCGGAATAACCGCCGCTGTAAGGATTGCTGACAGATGGCCCGTCCCGATTTGCTGATCTGGCTGACGCCGGCAGAGTTGTCGCGCTGCAAACAAGCAGCCGCACTCCGCTGGCAGTTGGCCCGCGCCTCTGGCGTGGTGGATCAGCGCCGGGACAGTAGCCGCCGGTTATACGATCTCGACCTGTTGGGCGTCAAAGCGGAGCAAGCCGTGGCGAAGGCGCTAAACCTTGAATACACGCCCAGCGCGTTGGGCATTGATGACGGTGCCGATCTGTATGCCGGCGATGTAAGCATCGACGTTAAGGCCACGTTTTACCCGGACGGGAAGCTGCTGTTTCGCGGCGAGGCACAAGCCAAGGCAGACGTTTTTGTACTGGTGGCAACCGTCAAGAATGATGAGGCTGTGATGCGCTTGTGCGGGTGGATCAGCCGCAAAGGGTTTCTCACGCAGTGCAAGACCATCGACCTTGGCCACGGGCCAGGGCTGTCGATGGAGCAGGCCGACTTGCGACACATGACCGAACTTTGGGGGCTGCTGGTGACACGCCGGCACGGCCCCAACCCAGCTTTTGCGGCGTGATGGCCGCCTTACTAAACAGGAGCGCAGCATGACCCGCCCCTACACCCCCGCCACCTTGGCCGAACGGGAGCGCGCAGCATGACCGCCTTGCGCGTCCTAATCGGCTGTGAAACCAGCGGCGTTGTCCGTCGCGCTTTCGCTGCCCGTGGCCACGATGCCTGGTCATGCGATCTGTTGCCGGCAGAGGATGGCAGCAATCGTCACATCATCTGTGACGTGCGCGACCTACTTAGTGACGGGTGGGATTTGCTGGCATGTTTCCACCCGCCCTGCACCCGGCTTTGCAACAGTGGCGTGCGCTGGCTTCACACCCCACCACCAGGCAAAACCCTAGATCAGATGTGGGCCGAACTTGATAACGCCGCCGATCTGTTCAGTGCAGTCTGGAACGCACCGATTCCGCGCGTGGCCGTTGAAAATCCGGTGATGCACAAACACGCAAAGGCGCGGATCAAGAATTATCAGCAGCCGGCACAGACTGTGCAGCCGTGGTGGTTTGGCGAACCGGCGTTTAAGGCCACTAGCTTGTATTTGCGCGGGCTGCCGGCGTTGCTGCCGACGAACCGTCTTGCCCCGCCAAAGGCTGGCACAGACGATCACCGCGCCTGGTCATGGGTGCATCGCGCGCCGCCGGGGCCGAACAGGTGGAAAGATCGCAGCCGCACGTTCGATGGCATTGCAACGGCGATGGCCGATCAGTGGGCCGGATGGGTTGAAGGGGAGCAAGTGGCATGACCGATCTGCAAACACTCGCCAGCAAATACCGCCGCGCCCTGCGGAACGGCACAGGCTGCCGGCTGACACATGAGGAGTTGCAGGCGTTGGCCGGCATCGGCACGCTTGAAACCCTACAGATAGCTGAGGCGCGGGAGTTACAGGCAGCATGGCAAACAAAACACAACACAAACGTCGAACACTTAGCCCGTTCGTCATGGGCGACTTCTGGCTCGACCGCAGGCCAGACGGCAAATCAGCCTCTTGGCAAATCGCTCGGTATGACGCCAAGGCCCAGTGCGTCCGCTATGTTAGCACTCGCTGCCAAACCCTAGACGATGCCAAGACGGCTCTAGAGGCGCATTACGCCGCCGCCAAGGCAACCGGCCAGCAGGACGCCAGCGCCGCCGTGTTGCCGCAACTCTTGCTGTATTGGGACGAACGCGGCCAGCACGTTGTCAGCCCTAGCCAGATCGCCAGCAGCCTGCGGGCGTTCATCGGCTTTCTGATGCAGGATGACGCCAGCCCAGGCGTGACCTACGCAGAGTGCAACCCGGCGCTGTTCCGGCGCTTTCAGAACTGGCGCATGGGGCCGCACGCCTATTCGGTCGATTGGAAGGGCCGCAGCTACACGCACAAGCACATCGGTGTCAGCGGCAACGCGGTGCAGCGCAATCTGGAAGATATTAGCGCGGCCCTGAATTACGCGGTCAAAGAGGGCCGGGTGCCATACGCGCCGCACGTTCCGTCAGTGGAAGCGCGGCATCGGCCAAAGAAGCCGGTGACGGTGCTGACGCTCGACCAGCTTGCCGCCATCATCGGCTATGCGCTTGATGACCGCGTGCTGTTGCGCTTCGTGCTGGCACAGGTGGCCACCCTCACCCGCCCCGAAGCCGTCCGCGCATGGCAGCCTTGGCATCAGGCCGATCTTGCGCTGGGCATCATCGACACGCACCCGACCGATTGGCAGCGCACAAAGAAACGGAATCCGATTCTGCCGGTGCCGACATGGTATCGTGATTGGCTGGCCGAATGGATGGCATCCGGCGAGGTGCTGCCGACGCAGACCCGCAGACGCTGGGCCACAATGCGCGCCGCGCTGGGCCTGCCCGACGATACCGACGCCAAG